CTTATGGGTTGATTAACTCTTCTATTCATAGGTGCGTGTGTAAACGCTGTGCCATCAATGTACACATAATGTCTATATTCTACTATATCCCACTTGTCTTTACCAGCTCCAACAAAATCTGTCTCAGGTATAAACCCACTAAGTTCAGGTTTATCTAAAGTATATCTCCAAGTCCTAAGCTCGTGGTTTCCTAATAACCAATATCTATTAGGATTATACTTTTTAGTTTTCCATCTTGACTGTTTTGTCCATAAGTTGCGTATGGGTTTCATTATCTTTTCATACGCTTCTATGCCTGAATCTATATCATCTTTTAATCTTTTACCCTCTTTCATTAGAGGTTTATTGTTGTCAAAGAAGTTTATAGAATCTAGATTCATAAAGTCTCCTATTTGTACTATATTGTCAGGTTTATTTTCGACAATGAAGTTTCCAAGAGCTTCGAATCTATCCTTGTTATATTCAGGACCATCGTGAGCATCAGGAATCACCAGGGTCGTAGCATATTTCCTCATATTCATTTTCCTCATAATCTAAGTTAAGTTCTCCACGTAAGTAGAGACTGTTTAATATGTCATAAGCCATGAGCACGGATACAACTGCATGTTCTCCACATTCATGGCATTCAGCCATTTCATTATCTAATCCTTTTTCAGATTTACTGCCACATCTAAAACAGTAATAGATTTCTTCTTCTCTCTTATCCATTCCTTAGGTACTTCTGTAAAAGAATACTTAAAGTTATGTCGTATGCACCATTCTGAGTATCTAGTCTTAGAAGTTTTATGCAATTTGTTATCATACTTAAACACAAACCTAATGTCTAAACTAGGTTGTTGCTCCTTTATTAATAAATGTTTTGCTCTGTCGTAAGAAGTAAATCTTCCTTTTCCCTCGATTATAATTCCATTAGGCAGAACCCAATCAGGCTTATATGTGTGAACTTTATAAAATGGTATTATAAGTTTTTCATATCTAGCTCTGGTTCCCTTTAGCTTTTTAGCAATTTCTTCTTCAAATTTTGACCTATATTTGATAGCCATTTCTCTCTACCTTTTAAGTATTTTCTAAGTTGGTTTGCGTGCTTCAACTCTTCTATGTCCTTTACGTTAGTTTTGCTGACACCTCTCCAAAGTCTTTCTATTCCAGCTTTATCTAAGGTATCTTGCACATCATTATCAGATGTATGTTCTATTTTCTTTTTCATACTTGTAAATAAAGATATATTACGTAAGAAAAACACCATAGTATTACACCTATAGTTGCGTAACAAAAAAGTGTAGCTAAAATTTCTTCAAGTTTGTTGTTCATCTTTTCTTGCTCCTAAAGTTATTAATTGTCTAGTCTCTTCTAAAATTTCGCTCCAAACCATGCCATATTCATTACATTTTTGAATACCTTTTTCAGTCTGAGAAAAAAAATGTTCATACTCTTCTTTGATAGATTGCTCATAATCTTCTATAGACTCGCACCATTCTAAGCACTTCTCGGCTCCTACTGGACCAAGTCCAGGAATACCTTCTATGTTATCAGTAGAATCTCCAGTTAGTATTTGTATGTACTTACTGTGCACTGCTTGGTCAGGGGACACTTCATACAATATATCTTTTACCCAGTTGTAATGCCATCCAGATATCTGGTCTAAATCTTTATCAGTGCTTACAATACAAGTATCGCTACCTTGTAAGTCTGCTAGAATATCGTCTGCCTCAAGATGCTCTTCTTCTTTAGCTTTCCATACGGTTTTTAAATATTCTTTTATTTCATTATACCAGTGAGGTTTGTGAGAAGGGTCTCTGTTGCCCTTGTAAACTTTTATCGTAGCTACGTCATCTCTAAAATTGAGAGAACTGCTTAGATAAACTTCCATCTCAACATCATTAAACCTTTTGGACAAATAGCTTTGTACTTCTGTTAGTACCGTCTTTACGTTATTCAAAGCATTTTCAACAGGCTCAATAACAGTATCAACAACAACAGAAAACTCAACGTTATTCTGCCCATTCTCTTTTTTCCAAGCAAGCATGTCTTTCTTGTACTTAAACTTAGGAATCTCTCCCAAGTAAGAGGGTAAAGATAAATTATATACTTTACTTTGCGCAGCAAAGCCACACCTGTAAAGGATAATATCTCCGTCTATTAGAGCTTTCATGTTAATTAATTAAAATCTCTGATTCTTTTTCTGTTTCTTTAACTTGCTTGGAGTCAAATTTCTTTCTCCAATCATCTAAAGTAGCTTGCATTTCATGCAAACCTTCATACCCTTGTACTAAAAAAGGTACTTCAGCTTCTACTACGTCTGTTTCTTTATTTACTATTGCATAAACTAAATGCCCGTTTGCTTTAGATGCAACTGACGCTTGTACGACTAACTTATAGTCTAACGTCTCATCAATGTATCTATTATTCATAATTTGTATCCTCTTCTTCTAAATCTTTATTTAGGTTGTCTAGAGAAGGAGCATCAAATGCTCCATCTCTTGCCGCAGTCGCTTCACCGTAGAATTTACGAGTAAACGCTTCTACTGCTTTCTCAACTATTTCAGATTTCTTCTTGGCATTAGCACCTAAGCTAATTGCTCCTGAAGTGATAAGTAAATCTACCATAGCAATGGCTCTCTGAAGACACGCTTCATATCTAATTTCTTTAGACCTTAGCTTATCTTCTTCTTCTTTCTTAGACCAATAGCCATCTCTTGATACAAAGACTGGCTCTGGTCCACCTGACTTAGTTATTGTTGCTCCAGCGGTACCACCAGTAGCTGTAGCCTTTCTAGGCGCTACTTGTTCTTTCATGTTGGTGTTCTCTGATGCATCTATTACTTCCACTGTTTTTAAATCCATGTTTTTATAGATTCCTTTTTCAGTGTATACAAACTTAATGGTATTACCTTCCTTAAAAGGTAGTTTATTTACATCAAAGCCAGCACCATACCAAGCACCACTTATTGATGCCGATACTCCTCTGCCTGCTCTTATGGTCTCTACGACCCCTTCTGCTGTATTCATAATTAAGACCCCCAATGAGTTCCTGTTTTTATTTCAGCTTTTAATGGTATGTTAAAATCAATTCCATATAATCTCTTCATATACTTCACAGGAAATTCCTGTAAAGACTCTGACATCACATCCACGAATAAGTTCCGTTCATCTGGATGTATTTCACAAATAATTGAATCATGTATAGTATTTGTGATAAAAGACTCGGCATTTATACTTTTAAAACAATGCCAAGCATGTACTAGCGCTGTTGGAACAATCTCAGCTGTAGCCAAATATTGTACTGGATAATTTCTAACTGACGTATTACCCTCAACATAACCAGTATGTGTAACCTTCAGCGAGGGAAAGTAAAACTTCATCCCTGTAGGAAGTGTTAATTCTTTGTTTATAACTGCTTCATCTACCCATTTATCTTGCTCTCTAGTGATTCCCCTGTATTTTTCAGTAAACGCTCTGTAATAACGTCTCTCAGATGGTGTTCCGCTTGTTCCACCATAGAGAGGCTTAAATGTATGTGCTTTTGCGTTCTGTCTAGCGATGGAACGATCCCGTTCTCTTGGATATATGATGTCAGCTGTGAATGAATGAACATCAAAATTTCCCTGTATGTCTCGAAGTCCTTGATTATCTTGTCCATACCAGACAGCGACTCTAAACTCCAGTTGTGCTTCATCAGCTTCGCCCACCAACCAGCTTGGTTTTCTTGCTCTAAATAATCGTTTAAATCCTCGATCCACGTTCTGGAATTGGCACTTGTATGTTTTTCCAGTACTGCTGTACCTGCCAGTAGTAGTAACTGCTTGGTTGATAGAGGCGTGGAGTATACCTTCTCCTTGCTCACAACATTCATTAAATTTTTCAAGAGATTTTGTAACTTGCGCATTTAGTTTTACCTGCCTTTGTTTTAGTTTTATAAATTTCTTTTGCTCGCTAGTCTTTGGCTTCAATAAAGATATAACTACAGATGAAGCACTTCTTTCCCCCTTAGGAGTAGTTATAATATTACCATTGTGGTCTTTGGGCATAGCAAATTTAAGCTCATCATAAATAAACTCAGCCATTTGCTTATTACTTCTTGGGTTAAGGCCACCAGTAAACTCGTCTAATTCTCTTTCTACAGACCTTAAATCTGACACTGAATGTTTATACACTTCCTTTACTTTGGAAGTATCTAAGCACATGCCGTTAAACTCTATATCAGCTATAACTGGTATTTGTAAACACTTAGTATAAAAAACGCGTTCTAAGCCATTTTTAAATAATTGTTTACGCTGGTGCTCAAATAATTTTTTAGTCTGCTCTACGTCTGTTTTAGCGTACTTTTTTAGCCAGTTTTCAGGCATTTCTGAAGGACATATTCCTGTGTTGGCTCTAATGATGAGTACGACAGC